GGCATATTAAATGAATTTGCAGCAACCTGAACACCCTCATCAAAAATATAATCACCATGACTAGCATACCATTCCCTTAACCCATAACCTTGATTAAAATCTACATTTATTGAAACTGGTTCACCTTCAATAAAAGCATATGGAGTACGATAAAAATTGTACCCCAATAAACTAACAACATCACCATCAATTAAAAGATCACCAGCACGTGCTTCTATAAGTTCTTTTATAGTATCATTTTCTATATTAACAATTTCTTTTCGAAATTGTATGTTATTTTCTGAAACACCTGTACCGTCTTGCGTTTCATCTTGTATAAAATGTGCAACAAACGATACATTATGGTCTGGCATAGTAAAATCAGTCACTGCATTATCAGGATTCGATAGAAGACCTACATCTGTTCCTGACCACGCATCAAATACCCAACCAGCTGGTTCTTGGGCTAAAGCTCTGATCATTACGAGAGATCCAACCTCATGAGTGCCTGTTCCAAAAACTGATCCCGCATCAGAATCTACTGGAGTAAATGTTATATCAACGCTTCCGAAAGGCATTTTATTATTCCCCTTCTAATGGAACATCAAACTTATCAACTTTATATCCACGAGCTCTTAATAATTCACTTCGACTTATAACTTCTACTTTACATCTTGCACCCAATCCACTATTTGAAACATTTATCGTACCAACAGTTCCATCTCCATCAAAACCAATAGGTAATAAAATATAAGAAGGAGTTGTTAATCCAAACCAAGTTTGTGGAGCAACATAAGTTGCAACGCCTGTAAACGGTTCACCCGCATCTGGTCCTATTTGAAATGAAACCTCACTTCCATCAGTTATAGGTGGATTAAATAAATCAGGCCCACTCCAATCATAGTCGTCTTTAAAACCAGGCGTCGAAGCTAGTGTTATCACCCATCTCCCGATATTATCCCCATAAGAAAATTGAGACGGCACAAATGATATGCCGGCTGTATAATCAGTAGTCCCAGATCCAATTGTTATTGCATCACCAGGATTTACATCAAACATTGGTTGTAGTGTAATTGCTACGTGATTCAACCAAAAATCCTTATTATAAACTAAAGTATTATCCTCCTCAACAAATCCAAATGAACCAATTTCATCAATAGTTGGATCATAAGTCGCACAAATAAAATACCACTCATCCAAATCATCAGTTGGTATTCTTGTATAATTAAATGCCATTGGTAAACCATTTCTTTGAGCGCCGGCTGTTAAAGAGCCATTGCCTTCAACCAAACCATAAATTTTTGGATCAAAAAATGGAGGCATTATTATACTTCTACTGCCCATCCAACCCTGTTGACCATCTCTTTCAAAAGTTGGATCATACATATTTTGTCTCGGAAATCTCACTGTTCCAAAATGACTATCATAAAGTTTTCCATATTGACCTTGATCATTTAATAAACTTTCACCATCAGATCCAGATGTATATGATGTATTATCAGTATTGTCCCAAACAACTAAACGAACAAATCTTTCATAATCACCATAAGTAAAAGGTGGAGGATCAACAGGATATGAACCAATTGAATCTGGATGATCTCCGAGAAATGACATTGTTGGTGTTATATATGTAGATGCACCACTACTGGTGGGATAAGTAGGAAAATGATCATCTTTATTAACAGTAAAGGTTTCTAATCTAAACCCATATCTATTTTCAATATCTTCTCTATATGGGTTTCCAAAACTAAATAAAGTTCCACTACCAGTTTTTCCAACAAATCTAACCCACTGAGTTATTGTAAACCCCTCTGTCAAAAAAGAAGGACCAGTCTTATTACCCACAGTAACATCTTTTTGAAAATCTAACTCCTCGCCCTCGGGATCACGAAGAATAATTGCTTGATTTGGTTTTCTTATTTTAAGAAATCCAGCTGACTTGTTTTCGTATTCGGGTCTTTCATCTTGAATTTCTTCCACAACATTATCAACATCACCAAGATATTGATTTAGTCGATTTCGCATTGACTCAAGAGTTTTATCTACGTTTTGTTGATTTGCTTCTTCATCAATTCTTGTAATAAAAGCATTTGGATTATCAGGTGCTGTGCTTATTCTTTTTTCTATCTGTAGATCTTGAATTTGTTCACCTGCACCATCACCATCAACGTCAGCAAACATAGGAGAATCTCCAATTAAACTATTAAAATCTCCAAAAAACTCATTTATCTCATCTTGGCGAGTTTTCTGCGATGGTAATAATTCAAATATTGTCGTATCTAATATTTGTCTTGCTTTACCCGGATCAATTCTTTTCCCCGATTGATCTGGAACTGTTAATTGTGATAAATTAATAACATTTGCCCATCGACCTGTTGTACCTGTTATTGGATCAGTATATAGATCATCACCAATATCGTTAACATAATATGTTTCATACTCAGCAAATACTAATTGAATATTACCACCGGTAATAGTATTATGATATTGTAATTTATATGATGTAGTAGTAAAATAATATAAAGATACACCTTCTGCATTAGTCGCCCCTGATGCCTCTCTTGTAGTTGGAGTATCTTCAATTATTGATAACTCATCATCTAAATATTCTGAAATGTCTTGTGGACCAGTCAATTGAGCTGAAGATAAACTCTGACTTATATCATTTATGACCTCACTTAAAGTGCCTTCAGCAAACTCCCTAAAATTTTCTGGTGTATTTCTATCCTTTTTAAAAAAAACTAATTTTTCACCTTCACTTCTACCAGTAGTATATCCCACCCCACCTGGTCCAATAGTTGTTTGTAAAGATTTAATATCTCCAAAATCAGCAGGTAAGACAGATGATGTAAAAAATGATTGATATATTTTATCGGCAAATGCTTCTCTAATTATATTTGTATTAAAAGTAAAAGTAGTATCAACTATTTGATCAGGATTATATATTCTTTTTGGAACAGTTAATCTTTCTGTATTAAGACTTCCAGCAATAAAAGTCCCCTCTTGCATCGGATTCTCAGGATACTGAATGTAAGTATAATTTATCCTCCATTGTCCAAACCCACCCAATATACTATCAGGGACAATTATTCTTCTTCTTATCAACATCATAGATTCCCAAATAGTAGATAAAATAGTGTCAGGCCAATCACCATATTCATCAGTACCATATTCAGAAGGCTGACTGCTGTCGGTGTTATACCACCAAATGCCAGGACCAGGTCGCATGGATCCGTCGGGCTCAGGTATTTGTCCGGGCGGGAGAGATATTGTCTCACCCTCATTGAAACTATAATATGGAAAGCCATTATACCATGTAGTATAACCAGATTCTACCCATTGATTATAAGCTACGTCATAATCTGCTAGAGTCCACGGCCTTACTTCTTCATCATATTGATATGGTACATTAATTTCACCTTCAAGTTGATCAACTGTAACATTAAAATTATCACCGGTTTCACTTTCTATATCCGAAGTAAAATATAACAGTCCGCCAGTGTTTTGAATTCCCAAAGCAATATCAAAAATTGATTCAGAAACATGAGTTTCGCTATTATCTGTACGATGAAAAGCCATTACATCAAACTCACAGTCAATGGTAAATTAACTGGAAGTATTTCTTCCGTTGGTAAATTCAATCCATTTAAATAAGGTTCTATAAAAGAAATAGTATCATAGTTTACTTCACTTGCATTCAAAAGTACATCATATAGTTGTTGCATATAAGGTGAATACGAAACTCTTGGTCCAACCCAAGTTAAAAATTTAAAAGCACTTAAACCATTAAGTTTAAATGGTTCTCCTTCACTATACAAATATTTTAATAACCGACTTATAATAGCAACCGGTTGAACTATATCTATATTCACAAACTTATTTGATTCAAACCCTTCCCATCTACTATCCACAGCAACTTGATTTAAATTTGTTGCTATTTTTGTATTTGTAATATCAAACTGTGATAATATATTTTCTATACCACCTACCAATCTGCTAATTATTTGTAATTTTATATTTGGAATGTCACTTGTTTTGGATACTAAATCCCAACTATATAAAACTTTACCATCTTGTATTTCTTGTAATTCTGGTTGATGAAACTCTACAAGATGACCCTGATTAACGAAGTTAACTGCATTCAATAAATCAGTTGATGTTAAAAACCAAAAATCAATATCAGCATTTTGAAATTGAAGAGCATCACCTGATTGAACCGCTCTCCGAAGATACCCACCACCTATAGCTCCATTATAGTTATTTATTAAATTAGAAAAAACAGTCAAAAAATTAGTCAAGTTTGGAACTTTTTCAACCAACCAAGTATATGGCTTCATAACTATAAATTGTGTAAATTCATTTAACGGAGCAGTTGTGAGTGGTGGAAATTCTGCTAATCCTTCACCCAACCCATAATAATAATCAGCTGTTATATCTTCTTTTTGTTCTTCTTGTTTTTCTTGTTCTTGTTGTTTTTCTTGCAGTTCTTGTTGCAGTTTTTCTTGTTCTTCTTGAAACTTTGGTTCTTCTTGTTCTTGCTGTTCTTGTTGCTGTTTTTCTTGTTCTTCTTGAAACTTTGGCATGATTATACCCTCAATATGAATTCAAAATTATCGTCGTATATTATCTCCTGATTATCATTATGATTCACTTTAACCATTATTTTATAAGCACGGTTTGGTTCAAATCCATTTAAGTCTTGCATAAAGTACGGTGATACTGTATCACAACTCATTGTTGTATAAGAACTAAATGGAACAACTGATTCATTGGTTGCTAAATCAATTATAGAATACGATGCTGAACCTTCTGCAAAATAACTCCCACTTACAGTCTGTACTGATGTTGTAAAACTCTTATTAATATATCTTTTTCTAGCACCGAATCTAAACTTAACTTGTTCCGTTTCTTTATAAGCTTCTCTAAAATGTATTGGGTAAATATAATTCTCCGCAGTACCAGATAAATCTAATGCAGTTAAACTGCCTGTATTACTGCCTGTGCTTGGTAAATGGTCATCCCATTTTAATTCAATCTTTGGAGAATATATTGTATTAGTCTGTCTCGAAAAGAATTTTAAATCCTCAAAACTACCAGTTGATGTTTCTCTACTGCCAGAAAATCTCAATAACAATCCGTAATTATTATTTGCTCCACTAAACCATTTCTTTGCAATAGAAGTTATGTCCATATTAATATCCGGCGATTCGGCTGAAAAAGATTGTGTTACTTCATCTGATGCTATATAACTTCCACCAACAGTTGCCCAAGTTACTTCAGCACCACCTGCTGGGTATTGTCTATTTTTCCAACTAACTCCATCTGTAGTTTTGGGATCATCTAATTCCTTACCCACTCCTTCATTCCACGATTCACTAACTGGATAAGCAGCAATCGTATAAGTTTCACTCAATCCACTTGTTCCTTTTGTTTCCCATAATCTTAAATTGGTTTTATAAGATGAGTCTTTAGTATGTACATTAGATGAACTTATAAAATTCTCTATCTCATCAGCATCAAATTTAATTAATAAACGAGTTGGATAATGAAATTTTCTATCCCAAAATACTTTCTTCAATTCAAGTATTTCATCTTGACCAGTATTCTTATCTAACCAAGTTTCACCAGTAATTTGGTTTGAACCACTACTAATAAAAGCGTCTTTGGTTGCAAAGAAAAATCTATGCATTACACAACTCTCCCGTAAATATCCCCATTTGGGTTTCTAAGTTCAAATATAGCAGGTGTTGCTGATGGTCTAACTATATCATCTACAGTTGCATTACCCATCTCATATAAAAAACCATGTTCTGATTCTCCATTCGTTATTACTGTACCATTCGCATTATAATAAGCCAATTGTCTACTATCACCTGCAAAATCATTTATACTTGCAACATTTTGAAATAATCTAAGGGTTTTAATTCCAACAACCCCGTCAAGACTTAAAATATTATATTTCAAATCACCCAAATTAATTGCTTGTTTAAATTGCATCTTTTCAATTTTAAAGAAGTCTCTTATTATTGCAATAACTCCTAATTTAACATCCGCAAAATTAAATCTTCTATCACCATTAATTTCAAAATTAACTCCAAAATTTATATGATAACCAGAAAACATTATATTATTTAATTTAAATCCGCAATCTAAAGAATCATTTATCATTCTAAATTGTTCTAAATAAATTTTTAAATTATTCAATATCAATTCAGGAGTTTGTACTAATTGTCTACGATTATTATAAGACATAGTATATACTTTCAAACTACTTATATCATTATTTCTATGGACATAACACTTAGCAATATTTCCAAATTTAGCAGGTAAATTTAAAATTCTAGCTTGATAATCTTCACGAGTCACACACCTAAGCTGTGAAGCAAAATATGCTTTTGCATTTTCACGAATCTCATCAACTGTTTGACCATCTGTCCCCCCACTTGCAGGTTCATCATTTGTTATGCTTATACCAGTAGGTCCATTCTTTATAACAGATAATTCGCCTGCTTGTGCATTAGAAAATGACCCACCACCAACTCTATATTTAACCGTCATAATTGTATTTGCTGGGGTCTCGCCTAAATTTAATGAATTATTTGTAGTCAAATTATTAATACTAGCATTTATAACCGAATTAGGAACTCCAGCCAAACTAATACCTTGTTGTTCTATTATTGAAAAAAGACTTGCACCAGATGAACCCGATATATTAAGTCTATATAAACCATTTCCAAATTGAAGTTTAGTTGTATTTGTATTAGGATCGGTTTTCTTAACGAACTTCTTATTGGTTTTAATATACTCTAAAGTATATGGTATATCGATAGAAGCAGAAAGACCACCCACTGGATCCTGATTATCAGCACGTCCTCTTCCATCAGTTAAATAATGGGTTTGTTTAAGTATTCTATCTTGTGTTAAATAATCTACTTCATACCACTTCTGACCAGAACTATCTCTACAATCTAATATCTCAATAACATTTGATACACCCAAATCCAATTCTAAAAATTTAGTTGGACTTGATATAGTAAAAGATTTTGTTTTTGTTTCACCAGAAATCGCATTAATATACCTTGTTAAAGTATATCCGTCAGCAATACCATTGGTATTATAAGATGTAGGTAATCCAATCCCCCCTCCTATTACATCAGCTGAACTAGAGATCGTGAAATCTATCTCACCCAACGTCTCATATATCAATTCTGAATTCACGTTTGATGCTATCTGTAATCCGGAAGGTATCATGTAAGTATCATCTACTAAACCTGAAAAATCTGGCCATCCATTTTCATCAGCACCAATATTGTGAGAAACCCTTAGCTCTACTAAAGCTGGAGTTGTGGTTGTGGTTTTATATCCCATAAACTCTGCAAGCCTTTGAACATTCCGACGTTCAGTTGCAGTAGCTAAAACATTTTCTTTATAATTATAATCTATATAATAAGACAATACATCACCGACATAACTTGCTAATTCAATTAACATCATACCAGGAGACGTTTCGTTAAAATCTTTATAAGTGTCTGGAAAATAAGCTTTGGTGTATTCAACCAAGTCCGATTTAATCGTAGAAAAATCTTTACTTACATAAGTAATATTCGATGGTTTAAATTTCTGTTTTTCTGAATATGCCATTTTTTTACTCCAAAACAACTCCAACCGATTCAAGAGAACTTGGTGCTCTCTTAATATTAAATATTATATTAATGTTAATTTTATTATCTTGATCTGTAGTTATCTGAATGTCTCCTAAATTTACAAATGGAAGCCAAGTTTCAAACACATTAACAATATCATTTTCAATTTGAATTTTAATATCTTCTGTAATTTGTTCAAATACAAATCGTTTTAAATCCATCCCCAAAAATGGTTGAAAAAGTCTTTCACCCCTTTCGGTCTTTAAAAGAAGCTTTATGTTATTTTTTATTGCATCAATAGTAGTTTTACTTGTTTTAAAATACCCATCACCAGAACTAGGTACTCGTGCAAATGGAAAATCTATACCAACACTTACTCGTGTATCTTGATCAACAATAAATCTATCTTTTCTTCTATCAATTATTGGCATTTTATACTAATTCCATTATGTCCGTTTCCTCGATACCTATTTCCGAAGCCATCGATTCAACTCCAGCAACAGGATTCATTGAAGCTGGACCTAATTTTTGTGCTTTAACTGACACCGTTAATTTAGTTGGAAGTAAAGTACCAGGTCCAGTTGGAGTCGCAACAGGCAAAGGTTGGGTAATTACTGAAGCTTCCAT